TGAAGAATTAATAATACAGATTAGAAATTTTGATTCTGAAATTGAAAGATTAAAAAATTATAGAGATTTATTTGAAAAGCAAATAAACATAAATAATAGTCAAGAAAGGATAAATAAGAATGACTAATCAATCTGATTTAAATAAAGACTTTGTTTCTATGTTTAGAGATTTAGTTGATGATATTCATAAAATTAAAATGACTATGATTGATCTAAAAGGTAGCATTGACGCTCAACACATCAGAAATGACAATTTTAATGACCGTTTAATTAATCTTGAAGAAAACAAGATCAAATTTATTGATGAAGAATTAAAAAGAATTGATACTTTAGAACAAGCTTTTAATAGAGAATTTTAATAATTTTCATAATAATGGAAATAAGCCCGATTTTTCGGGCTTTTTTTACGGTTAAAAAAAACAAAATATCCCTTGATATCCTAATAAATCCCATATAAAAGATACTTAGCATATGGCTGAAAGAAGAATTATTATGAATAACAAAGTAGAAAATTTTGAGTGGCATTCTTTACTTGATCTATCGGGTAAAGGGTT